TTTCATCAAGTTATGGATATAAAAGGTATTACTTGTGGTTGGACACATGGTCACATGACCTCTGGTTCTGGTAATCCAGAAAACAAAATAGAGAATTGGTGGAAGGGTCAGATGTATGGCTTTCTCCCTGCAGGTGAGTGTCAAATTCTTATCACAGGTCACTACCATCACTTTCGTGCAAAGCAACAAGGTGATAGAACTTGGTTTCAATCCCCTAGCTTAGATAAGTCCTTGGACTTTACTGCAAGAAGTGGTATGTGGTCGCATCCAGGTGTGCTAACTTTCACAGTAAACAAAAAAGGTTGGGATAATCTTAAAATCCTATAGGACATAGTGCCACAACTAAATACTATTGTCTTAGAATCAATCCTCAGGGGTGTAAATCCTCAGTGTTTATAGGCTTATACAGGTATTTCTTTATATGCTTTTTTGTTACCTTGAAAATCTAACTCTGGATAATACTTAATAGGTATGCGTGGGTCTATCCAATAGTCATACAATTTGTTATGGTCTATCCATACAGGTTCGGCATCCTTGTGGGCAAAGTACATAATTCCTACCTTTACCTCCTTATATTTAGAACCTTTGAAAGCCATCTCTTGTATCTTGTAATAGTCTTCAGCTTTTAATTTGTTAGTTCCTTTGACCTCAATAAAAAATATAAAACCTTTACGCACAAGTATGTAGTCAGGTACTAGAAGTATCTTGGTAGCAAACCAAAACAAATCTAACTTATTTTCTTTTGGGTCAGTTCCTATTCTTAAATAGTCTTGATACTCTACACAATCATTGTCTTTAAGATACTGTTGCATAGAAAGGTCTGCCATATCTTCACCTGAGTTTCTATCCTCGTATGAATCTTTGTATGTGCTACCCATTAGAAAGGCTTACCATCTTCTCGTTCTTTATCACTACCAAACTTATCCATTAACATATCTCTTATGCTTTCTACTGTTTTCTTTCTCTGCTCTTCTAATGTTTCTATAAATACTTCTAAAGTAGGTAAGGTAACTACCTCTTTATATTGTGCTTGTGTATTTACAAAAGTTACATCAACACTGTACATATCTCCCCATGTTAAATATATCTCACCTTGTGCATTAGGCAACATAAACTCTATACCACCTCTTTCTTTGTCTAGTTGTTTAAACACCCAGTCTTGTATGTTTATTTCTTTCTGATTAAACATTTTAACAAGACCATTAAAACCATAATCAGTTTCTTTAGAATGGGATTTCATCTTGTACTCCTCCTTGTCTTTTCTTTTGTAATAAAGCATGACACTCTTTGTATGACCAAGCATGAGGATTATTATCATCTTGTAGTTTAAATCTTCTACCACAGTAGATGTTTCCCTCAGTGTCAATGTAGGTTATGTTCCTTAAACCCTTACAGTCATATTGGCTTTTACATTTTGTATCTGGTTCAGGTGGTATATCAAAATTATAATTAGGATATTTTTCCTTTATTCTTTTAATTAAGTTGTTTAAACTATCTCCACCTGCTTGTTCTAAAGCCACTCTTTAGGGCAGTCTGTATCACCCCAAGCTACCCATCCACAACCTTTATTGCCTTTGTATGTGCTACAAGACCATGATGGTATGTTTCCAAACTGTTCTGGATTAGATTGTTTTTTCTCTCTGTTGTCCTCTATCCACTCTGATTTATTACACTCAGGGCATGTAGGTATTACAGTTTCTATTACTTCTCCAAACACTTCTTCTATTGGATTAGTTTTATTTTGTGTTGCTTTCTCAAACAAATCTAAAAACTTTCCCATCTCATCATTAGTCCAAGACTCAACATCATTAGACAATTTAGATTCTTTAAAGGCTTGTGCTTTATATGTATCGGATACATCTTTACTAAAACCAAAACCTGCAATAACTTGATTCAGTTGCTTTGCGTTCTTACCCTCTTCTTTTTTGTAACCAATATCATCTTCAAACTTCTTGATAGATTCCTCTAGAATTACTTTCTCAACCTCTTGTTTAGGTTTAGATTTCTGTACCTTTTTCATCTCTTCTTGTGATGGTCTAGGTTTGTTGCTTCCTTGATACTTCCAGTTAGCCAAAGCTCTACCAATAGCAGATGTTTCGCAGTTCTCCATCCACGCATCAGCATTAGCAAATCCACCCTGACCTTTTGTTTCTTGTGCGATTCCTGTTGCTACTGGTCTTGCATCCTCACCCTGTTTAAACACACTTGCCTGTATGGTTACGCAAGTACCATCTGGTGTTATATGTATAATCTCTGTTTCTATTCTGCCCTCTGGATAATCTTTCCAAAAAACTTTAAGCCTATCTTCTACTGTTTCGTAGTTGTTTAAATCAAACTTAGGCATTACTCCTCCTCTTCTTTGTGTTCTTCAAGTATCTTGTAGACCCTCTGTCGTGTCATGTTCAATGCTTGTGCGATATTTATTGCTGACATACCATTACTGTAACAAAACACAATGACACTTTTTCTTTCTTTGTGAAGGTCGTTTAAACTACTTGTCTTTATATCTATCTTTGCTTGTACATGTCGTAGTTTTGTAATCATCATTTCTATATTAACGCTCATTGAAATCATCCTCATAAAAATCATTCTTGTACATATCTCTTTGTAAATCATCTATAAAGTCAACTGCATCATTACTTAACTTTATATATCTGACTGGTCTGTTATCCCATATCCACATAACTACTGCAACTATCACAACTAAAGCCATGATGGTAACTACCAATGCAGTGATTAATAAGACTGGAATCCATAAGTAATCTAACATTATTCCTCCAACAATCCTATTAATTCTGCTTTGCTATGTAATTGCATACACATAGAACATATACCATTAGTCATACTTATCAATGGATAATGTTCCTCACATAATCTACACATTATTCCTCCTCTTTCTTTTCTTGTTCGTTTATCTCGTTTGCTATTTTAATAGTGTTCTCATTATGGTCAGTGACAAACTCATCTAATAATTCTCTGAGTCTTTGGGGGTTAGTCTTTGTTAACATAATAGACTTCTCCACCTTTTGACCACCACAAGCATTCGCTAACTTAATAGCCCATTTCTTTAATGATTTGGGGTCATCAAACATATTAGCCATAGCTAATTCCTCCTCTTCTATTTAGTACTGTTTACTTAGAAGATTCTATCTGTTGAATCTTCACTATAAACATACTTCCATAATCTCTGAGTTCTCTCACCTTGCACTTTGCATCATGCTCGTTGTCAAACTCCCATGTCATGTTTCCACCAAACAAACTGACACTTATTACTTGATATATCATAGTTCTCCTATGTCAATCCATGTTTAATTATACTGTCCTCCTTGTCTATTTGCATAGACAATAATAATTTTTTGTAGAGGTAAGGTGTAGGTCAAACAATGAAATATCCTACACCTTGTTTAAACTACTTGTCTTCTACTACTTTTATTTGTACTGTATAAAACTGTTCTACTGTCCAGTGTTCTTTTAAGTCATCAATCGTTGTAGCTAGTGCTTCTTTAACTTCGTAAGGTTCAAATCTACCACTAGCTTCAACCCACTCATTGTGCCTACTAATTACTTCAGCTTCTGTTCCTACACAATACTCGCCATCTTCATAACTTAAACGATATAGTTGTATATCCATTACTCCTCCTCTTCTTCTGTGTAACCTGTAATATTTACTTGTGCATCATCTCCATACTCTGTGTAATTAAAAGTAACTTTTATATTAATTTTGTTTTCTGGAGTTAATACATCATCATCAATGTCTTCCAATGTAAATGTATTAGTAGCACCATCTTTTAAATCAACTTCACAGAATGCTAAATTAATCTGTTGTTCAGTTAATTTAACATCACTTTGAATTGTGTAGTGTCTGGTATCTTGCGTGTACTCTTCTACTTCGTATGTGTAACCCATTACGCATCCTCCTTGTCTTTTACTACAACCTCTTTGACAGTTGTCTTACCATCTCTGAATGCTCTCATGTGTATCTGTGCTTCGTTATATGAATATCCTCTTCGTAGACATTCCCATAACTGTTGTGCAACCTCTGTGAGATTATCAACCTCTTTTTCTTTTGCTTCTGATTCCTTAATTAATTTATCTATTAATTCTTTGTTAACTAATTCTTCCATTGTTTAAACACCCTCCTTGTCCATTATGTTTATATTTTCAAAGTAATATTTATAAGGCAGTATTCCACCACCATATATATTTTCTTTTCTTGATTCTTGTACTTTAAATCCTAACTCTACATAGGCGTTGTAATCTGTATCGTAAGAGATTCGTACTGGCTCTTTAAGAATAACATCATCTCTCTCATCTTCATCCATACCCTCATTCATAGGCATAAGATAAAAGTCCAGTCTTACTTCTTCGTAATCATCTGGGTGAGTTTCCTTAATTAATTTAATTAGCTCTTTTAATTTCATTGTTTTCCTTTCTTGTTTAAACAAGGTAAGGAGGATGGGATAAATCCTCCTACCTTGCTACCTTGTATTAGTCTTCTCTCCATTGGTTTCTTTTTAAAGTACCTGCTGAAGTAACATCCCAATATCCAACTAAGGTTTCTACAGTTCCATCTGTCATGTAGAATTTAGTTGTCCATTGTTTTCTTCTC